TGGCTCTGCGTTCAAAAAAGTATATTATGATCCTTTAATGGATAGGCCATGTGCCGTATTTGTCCCATCTGAGGACTTTGTAGCATCTTACGGCACTACAGATCTTATGACATGTCCAAGATATACGCATGTTATGAAGAAAACTAAAAATGAGATCTTAGAGTTACAGGTTGCAGGGTTTTATAAGGACGTAGATCTTCCAGACCCCGCTCCAGATTTTTCTGATATACAGGAAAAATACGATGAACTCGACGGAGAAAGTGCAATTGTTGAGGATGATGATCGCTACACTATCCTTGAAATGCACATTGATATTAACATGCCCGAAGAGTTCGATGACCCTGATGGTATAGCCCGTCCGTATGTCATAACTATAGAGAAGTCTTCACAAGAAATATTAGCCATTAGGAAAAATTGGTATGAAGATGACCCTAAAAAACGGAAGCGTCAGCACTTTGTTCACTACAAGTATCTTCCGGGTTTGGGGTTTTATGGCACGGGGCTTATCCACCTTATCGGGGGCTTGGCAAAGTCTGCGACATCTATCCTTCGTCAGCTTATTGACGCTGGTACTCTATCGAACCTACCTGCTGGGCTTAAAGCTAGGGGTATGCGTATTAAGGGGGACGACACTCCTCTTATGCCGGGTGAATTTAGGGATGTGGACGTGCCGGGTGGTGCCATCCGTGATTCGATTACGTTTATCCCTTACAAAGAGCCAAGTAGCGTACTCTACTCGTTGCTTGGAAATATTGTCGAGGAAGGAAGGCGTATAGGGTCTGTAGCCGATATACAGGTTGGTGACATGAATGCTCAAGCACCAGTCGGCACAACTCTTGCGCTTCTGGAGCGGTCCATGAAGGTGATGTCTGGTGTTCAGGCTCGCCTTCATGCCGCGATGAAGAAAGAACTACGTCTACTTGCGAAGATTGTGCATGATTACATGCCTGCTGAATACGCTTACGAGATGGATGGTAACTTCAACAGAATAGAAGATTTTGATAAGCGCGTGGACGTAATCCCTGTATCTGACCCAAATGCTGCAACTATGTCTCAGCGCATTATGCAGTATCAGGCTGCACTGCAGTTAGCACAGCAAGCACCGCAGTTATATGATATGGGTATGCTACACCGACAGATGTTGGAAGTTCTTGGTATCCAAGATGCAAGCGATATCATTAAGTTACCGGACGAAATTAAACCAGCAGATCCTGTGACAGAAAACATGATGATTATGAAACAGGAGCCTGTGAAGGTATTTACTTATCAGGATCATGAGGCTCATATCGCGGTTCACATGGCTGCAGCGCAAGATCCAAAGATTATGCAGATAATAGGCCAGTCTCCGTTTGCTCAAGTTATACAGCAAAACATGGCTGCTCATATCACTGAACACGTTGCTGCTCAGTATCGTAAGGAAATAGAGAAGCAGCTTGGTGTAGAAATGCCACCACAGGATCAACCATTGCCAGAAGATTTAGAGGTACAGATCTCTCGTTTGACGCAAGAAGCAGCAGACAAGTTGTTGAAGAAAGACCAAGCAGAGGCGCAACAACAACAGATTCAGCAGCAACAGCAAGATCCTGTTGTGCAGATGCAGCAAGCAGAAATGCAGCTTAGACAAGCAGAGTTGAAGCATAAAATGCAGATGGATGCAGCCAAGTTGCAGCTTGAGGCTAAAAAGATTGAAGCCCAAAATCGACGTGAAGGCGCAAAACTAGGGGTAGAACTTGCGACGGAGCTTGATAAAAACCAACACGCAGATCAGCGTGAAGGTGCGAAACTGGGTATAGAAGTAGCACGGGAGCTAACAAGAGGTGGAAGATAGTAGTGTAATTGCACTCATGCAGCGGGTTATCTCGCAGTATAAAGAGGAAGTAGAATTATTTTTGGCTGGCGGGGGTGCCGAAGATATAGCGCAATACAACAGAGTTGTTGGTCGTTACGAAGGTTTAAAACTTATAGGAAGGGAGTTAGAAGACCTAGAAAAAAGATTTATTGAAGAGTAGATCTTTTTGATCTATTTGTAAGTGGGGCTTCGTGGATGAATCCACGCAAGGTTTCTGTGAACCTTTAATCACTGCAAGGTAGGTAAATGTATACAGGTAAGAAAACAACTGAAGAAAAAGTAGCAACACAGCTACCACAGCCTAAAGGCTACAAGATCCTCATAGGACTTCCAGAGGTAAGCGAAAAGACAGAAGGCGGAGTATTTATGCCTGATGGTCTTAGATCCGCCGAAGAAACTGCGTCAATAATAGGTTTTGTTATTGATATGGGGGGAGATGCTTACAAAGATCATAATAAATTTCCAGATGGACCGTACTGCAAGAAAGGAGATTTTGTTATCTTCCGTTCTTATTCAGGCACACGGTTCAAGATTCACGGAAAAGAGTTTCGCTTGATCAATGATGATACAGTCGAGGCTGTAGTTGATGATCCACGGGGGTACACACGGATATGAGTAATCTGGCTGAAGAATTTGAAGAAGAAACCGTTGCGGAAGCAATTAAAAGTGCGCAAGGGAATGTAAGCGTAGATTCTGACGATGATGGCTTTGAAATTGAAATTGTCGATGATACGCCCCAAGAGGACCAAGGTAAACCTCGTAGAGCAGAGGATGCAAAGCCAAATATTCCTGAAGACGATGAGATAGCATCGTACTCTGAAGGCGTACAGAAACGTATCAAACAGCTAAAGTTTGAGTTTCACGAAGAACGCCGCGCAAAAGAAGAAGCCGCACGTATGCAAGAAGAGGCTTTGCGTTATGCGCAGCAGATAAAAGCCGAAAACGATAGGCTGAAGAAAACGCTTGATGAAGGGGAAGCTACTCTAATTAGTCAAGCAAAAGGGCGTATTGATGCACAGTTAGATAAAGCCAAGGCTGCTTACAAAGCAGCTTATGAGTCTGGAGACCCTGATGCACTTCTTGCAGCCCAAGAACAGCTTACAACTATCCAAAACGAAAAATACCGCGTAGATAACTACAAACCACAACAAAGAGTACAACAACAAGCTCCACAACCCACCTATCAACAGCCTGCGGCCCAACTACCAAAAGTGGATCAAAAAGCCTTAGAGTGGGGAAAAAGGAACGATTGGTTTGAAAAAGACCCCGAAATGACGGGATACGCATACGGGCTTCACGAGAAGCTTGTAAAACAAGGTATTGATCCAAGAAGCGATCAATACTATGATGAGATAGATAAGTCTATACGACGAGTCTTTCCAGATAGGTTTGATGATGGGCTAATTGAGGAAGAAGCACCCCATCGTCAACACGGCTCCGTGGTTGCCGCACCGTCTAAAACGACAAAGAAACCACGCACAGTGCGACTGACCTCAACGCAAGCCTCTCTCGCCAAGCGGCTTGGTCTGACTAATGAGCAATATGCGGCGCAGTTAATGAAGGAAGCATCTAAATGACGGATAGAACCTCACGCACCAGTGAGACTCGTGAAGAGTCAAAACGCAAAGTGTCATGGCAGAGACCTTCTATGTTACCGACCCCCGAACCCAGAGAGGGCATTGAGTTCCGCTGGATTCGCACATCAACCTTGGGTAATACGGATAACACGAACGTTTCTTCCAGATTTCGTGAAGGTTGGACACCTGTTCGGAAAGAAGATCATCCAAACCTTCACGTTGTGTCTGATATCGACTCACGATTTCAAGACAATATTGAGGTCGGTGGATTACTGCTTTGCCAGAACTCTACCGAAAATGTTAAGGCTAGGAGGGAAGCACAGCTTGATCAGGCTAAGAGCCAAATGCAAGCCGTGGATAACTCTTATCTAAGACAATCAGACCCTCGTATGCCCGTTCTAAACCCAGAGCGTTCTACGAGGACTTCATTTGGCAAGTAACCTTTCGGGGGAGCTTGCTTGGTAGAAACTAAGATGTAGGAGAGAGCTATGGCTACTTCAGCGGCTCCTTATGGTCTCCGTCCCGTCAAACGTGCGGATGGAATGCCATATGCTGGGGCAACGTCCCAGTATCTCATCGACCCTGCTGGTGAAGCAACGAACCTATTCTATGGTCAAGTTGTAATCATCGGGGCTGATGGGTATATCGCGCTGGCTACAGGTACAGGTGCAGACCTTACCTCTAACAGCATTTCAGGTACAACAGGCGTAGGCGGCATCGGCGTTTTCGTTGGTTGTGAATATGTAAACTCTTCAGGTCAACGTGTTCAAGCACAGTACTATCCGTCTGGTACAAACAGCAATAGTACTAAGATTGTGGCTTATGTTGTCGATGATCCAAACGTACTATTCCAAGCGCAGCTTGATGGTGCAGGAGCGCAGACAATCATTGGTACGAACACCTTCTTTGCAGCGGCACAGTCTACCTCAACTGGTTCTACAGTTACAGGTAACTCTACGTCTGCACTAGATGCGACTGTTCAAACTGCAGCGGCTGCATTCCGCATCGTTGCTCATGTTTCTGATCCTGCTGATGCGTATCCAGATGTACTTGTAAAGTTCAATCCGGGCGCTCACCAGATGACGAACAATGTTGGCTTATAAAGGAGTTAAATAATGGCTATTTCTCGCGCCCAGCTCCTTAAAGAGCTTCTTCCCGGCCTAAACGCCTTGTTTGGCTTGGAATACGGTAAATATGAAAACGAACACGAACAGATCTATGAGACTGAAACTTCAGAGCGTAGCTTTGAAGAGGAGGTTAAATTGTCTGGGTTTGGTGCGGCTCCTGTGAAAGCAGAAGGTGCGTCTATTTCCTACGACAATGCACAAGAATCTTTCACCGCTCGTTACAACCATGAAACTGTTGCTATGGGTTTCTCTATCACTGAAGAAGCGATGGAAGATAACCTGTATGACTCTCTTTCTGCACGTTACACAAAGGCGCTTGCCCGTGGTATGGCGTACACAAAGCAGACGAAAGCAGCTTCATTGTTGAACACAGGGTTTGATACGTTCAAATCTGGTGACAACGTGTTCTTGTTCGCAACCAACCACCCAACTATTGAAGGCGGCACAAACGCAAACAAACCTTCAACGAATGCTGACTTGAATGAAACTTCGCTCGAGCAAGCTGTGATTGATATTGCTGCGTTTACTGATGAACGTGGTCTGTTGATTGCTGCGCGTCCACGCAAGCTTATCATTCCACCAGCGTTGATGTTTGTTGCAACACGTCTTCTGCAAACAGAACTGCGTGTAGGAACGGCAGACAATGATATTAACGCAATCCGTTCTAACGGATCTATCCCAGAGGGCTACAGTGTTAACCACTACCTGACGGATAACGATGCGTTCTTTATCACGACTGACATTCCTAACGGCATGAAGCACTTTGTGCGTACTGCTATGCAGACAGGTATGGACGGTGACTTCGATACAGGTAACGTGCGCTACAAAGCGCGTGAGCGTTATTCATTCGGTGTTTCTGATCCGCTTGGAATTTACGGTTCCCCCGGAGCGTAAATTATGCTACAGTATGGATACTGATGGTATTTCATTGGTATCCTCCCTGATTGGACTGGGCCACTTCGGTGGCCCTTTCTTTATTCACAAGTTGCCTCTTTCTTTTTTTATAAACTATGTTATCTTGTTTTCATCCCTGACAGCCATTGGCTGACACACCCAAAGACAGGAGATCAAAATGGGTCTAACTACCTTTTCAGGTCCAGTTCGTTCTGAACGCGGATTTACTGCTGTAGGATCAACCGCAGTCGTAGCAATCACAGCAGAAACAACTCTCACATATGCAGACCACGTAGGACGCATTATTGAAATCAATGATGCAGACGGTGCGGTTACGCTTCCAGCAATCACCAGCGACACCATTGGCGCAACCTACAAGTTCTTTGTAGGCACCACTGCTTCTGACTTGGATATCAAAACAGATGGCACGGATAAGTTTGTTGGCAATCTCGTTCTTGCCGCCGCCGCCACTTCTCAAGCTAGGGGTTTCGCTCCTGCAGCAAGCAACGATGTCATTTCTATGAACGGCACCACTACAGGTGGTATTGCTGGTTCTGTTGTGGAAGTCACAGCAATTGCAACTGCAGAATATCTTGTTACTGGCACATTGTTAGGATCAGGCACACTCGCTACTCCGTTTGCTGATAGCTAATAGGAGTAAGATATGCGTTCTGATGTACAATCGAAACGTGTTACTGGAACGGGGTCACTTAGTGTTGGCCCCGCTCGAATACGTCAGATCCAAGTATTAACAACTACTGGATCTCCTAGATTGACGATTACTGATGGTAACGGTGGCTCTACAGTTCTTGATCTGGACTTTATTGCATCTGACTCTCACTCAGTAAATATTCCGTCTGACGGTATTCGTGTTAGTGACGTGTACGTTTCTGCATTTACTAACATCACTGCTATGACGGTGTTTTATAACTAGGAGATTTAAATGGCTCGTGAAGTAAGTTCAATTTCCAGAGTTGGAACTAGCGAGCCGTTTGAGCTTCAAGTTGCTCGTGGGCAAATATCATTCCATAAAACGATATTTAAGTTTGGCTACAACAACGATGTCGGAGACTCAAAAGAAACCATCTGGGAACAAGGTGGCTTGTACGCTTATCCCGCGTCAGCTACAGTAATGACTGTATCAAGCAGTTCAGCTAATGACACTGCTGCAGGTACTGGTGCAAGAACAGTAGAAGTTTTTGGCCTAGATGGTGACTACAACGAAATAAACGAAGTTGTCACATTGAATGGGCAAACTGCTGTTAACACCACAAAATCTTACCTACGGATAAATCGTGGCATTGTTCGCAGCGCGGGTAGTGGTGGTGCAAATGCTGGTATAATCTACGCAGGAACAGGCACAGTGACCACTGGAGTTCCAGCTAACATTTACCTGACCATAAATGGGGA